CGAAACCCAAGCCAGCAGACGCAGAAGCCTTGCGAATCAGTCGCCCGGACCAAGCCGCTGATGGCGAAGACGGCACATTCTTCCAGGTCTATACAAACGTAGGCTTAGGAAGATTGGGGACAACTTTGCAAACTTTCGGACTAACGACTACACTTGGCAACGTGGAGGTGACAATCACATGAGTTTTACCCTGGCCACGTTGAAAAGCACAGTTCAAGATTATCTACAGGTCAACGAGACGACCTTTAACAACAATCTGAACACTTTCATTCAAGAGTCTGAAAGCAGAATTTTCAAACAAGTGCAGCTGCCGCAGCAGCGCAAAAATGTTTCTGGATCGGTATCACAGAACAACAGATTTCTGGCGACGCCAACAGATTTTTTTGCGCCCTTCAGTCTCGCTGTCATTGATTCAAACAAATACCATTATCTGGATTACAAACATCCCAGCTTCCTGAAAGAGTTTTCACCAGATACAACAGTGACCGGCAGACCGCGTTACTACAGCTTGTTTGATGATGCAGCGTTTGAGCTGGCGCCGGTGCCCTCTTCCGATTTTTCGATAGAGTTACACTATCTGCACAAGCCGGCTTCTCTGACAGCAGGAGCCGACAGTGGTACGACTTTGCTTTCTACTGATCATCCAGATCCCTTGCTGTACGGCACGCTTGTAGAGGCAGCAGTGTTCTTGAAAGAAGACCCTAATGTGATTGGAGCCTTCGAAGCTCGTTTCAAAGAAGGTCTCGCCCGGATGAAGAATCTCTCCGAGGGACGAGATACCAGAGACGAGTACCGATATGATCTTCTTCGCATTGGGGTGAGTTAGTGGAAAAAATTGAAAGCCTGAAAGGCAAAAAAATAGCCATAATCGGCCTGGGCGCCAGCCAAATTGATTATGTGATCGGTGTTCAAAACTCAAAAACGTGGGACGAGGTTTGGTGCATTAACAGCGCCTTTTCGGTGTTCGACTGTGATCGAGTGTTTATGTTGGATCCGGTCAGTCGCTTTCTGGACACAGAGGATGCCGGGAACCAAACAGAGGTTATGCGCCGGGTTCTGCCTGATTGTAAGGTGCCGATCTACACTTGTGGCCTTGATCCTAGAGTTCCTGCCTTGGTCGAGTATCCCCTGGCGGAGGTCGTCAGCGAGGCGAGGTGCGCCTACCTCAACAACACGGTCGCTTACGCAATCGCTTTCGGGATCTGGAACCAGGTAGGCCATATGGATCTTTTCGGTATGGATTTCTCTTATCGGCACAACCTACATTTTGCAGAGGCTGGCCGAGCCTGTGTTGAGTTTTGGGTTTGCAAGGCTATGGAAAAAGAAATCAGTATTGGTGTGAGCCCCAGGTCCTCTATGTTGGATCAGAACGTCGCCGTAGACGAAAGATTGTACGGCTACCACCGTTTGGACGATCCGTTGATTGCTATGCCTGATGAAGACGGCCAATGGCTAATTTGTCCAAAATCTGAGCTGGCTCAAAACATCCAGAAATACAACCTGAAAACGATTGAGATGCCGTCTGCCCCGGAGCCTTATAAAGGATGATCGAGGACAAAGGCGACTTCGTTGTTGGCAACGTCATGGTCAGCACAACAGAGTACAAAGGTCACGATCCGGAGTTCTGGGCCGCAGAGGTGACTAAGAAAATTTGCAGTATTTCAGAACACGCAGAGCCCCATATTCGCTTACAAGCTGAGGCTTTCAGGGATCACATATATACGGTAATCTTGTTAGCCATGAAGTCCGCTATTGCTTCAGATCGAGTGACGATGACAAACAAATTAGAGCAGCAGGGGCATAGCGACATGGCGAAAATCATCAAGGAGCTTTGAATCATGGCGATCAGCAGCAGCATAACAACGAGCTTCAAGGTTGAAGCTTTGAAGGCGGTTCACAACTTTACTGCCTCCTCCGGTAACACTTTCAAGTTGGCTCTTTACACCAGCTCGGCGACTCTAGGGGCCACTACCACCGCATTCACCACAACAGGTCAAGCGTCCGGAACCAACTATACGTCTGGCGGCTCTGCGCTTACTTCTGTGACGCCGGTCGCGAGTGGGACCACAGCCGTATGCGACTTCTCAGATCTGACATTCTCTAACGCAACCATTACGGCGCGTGGATGTATGATATACAACGATTCTGCTTCGGGAGATCCAGCAGTAGCCGTGATTGATTTCGGAGGAGACAAGACGTCCACAGCTGGAGACTTCACCGTAGTTTTCCCCTCCGCGACTGCTACCGGCGCTATCATTCGCCTTGCTTGATGCTCGATGCCACTCACCAATCTGGAGTTTCAACCAGGAATCAACAAGGAGTCGACTGACTACGCGGCCAAAGGCGGTTGGGTAGACGGTAACCTAGTAAGATTCCGAAAAGGTCGGGTGGAAAAAGTTGGTGGCTGGCAAAAGCTCGGCACTAACAATTTCCTGGGTGTTGCCCGTGCCCTGCATTCTTTCATCTCTCTGGGGGGCACTCGCTTCCTGGGTCTCGGAACCACCTTCAAATATTATATCGAAGAGGGTGACAGCTATAACGATGTCACACCTATCCGTAGTACTACGTCAGCCGGCGATGTGACTTTCGCTGCAACCAACGGATCCAGCACAATTACGGTCACAGACACCAATCATGGTGCAGTTAACAACGACTTTGTGACTTTCAGCGGGGTCTCGTCGTTGGGGGGCAACGTTACTGCAAATGTCCTCAACCAGGAATACCAAATTGTTCTAGTCACTGATGCGAACACTTACACGATCACGGCCAAAGACACTGACGGCGCTACGGTCACTGCAAACGCAAGTGACAGCGGAAACGGCGGTAGCTCGGTGGTGGGGGCTTACCAAATAAACGTAGGGTTAGACACCTATGTTTCATCATCTGGTTGGGGTGTAGGAACTTGGGGATCAGGGACTTTCGGATCCGCCTCACCGGTTAGCGCCACAAATCAACTCCGGTTGTGGACTCATGATAATTTCGGAGAGAACCTCATTATCAATCCCCGAGGCGCCGGGATCTTTCGCTGGGTAGAAAACGACGGGACGTCAACTCGCGCCGTTAATTTATCTGGTGTATCAGGAGCCAACCTGGTCCCCACCGTTGCTCTGCAAGTTTTAACCTCTGAGACCGACAGACATCTTGTGGTTTTAGGAGCGGACCCAATATCAAGCGGCTCCAGAACCGGTAACGTAGATCCCATGTTGGTCGCTTTTTCGGATTCAGAAAACGAGCTGGATTTCGAACCTACGGCTACAAACTCTGCCGGCAGTGTCAGATTGTCTACCGGTTCATTTATCGTTGGTGGTATCAAGTCGAGACAAGAGATTCTGATTTGGACTGACACCTCTTTGTATTCTATGAACTTTATTGGCCCACCCCTGACGTTTGCGGTCAATCTAGTGAACGAGGGCTCGGGCTTGATCGGACCCAAGGCCGCAGCGAACGGGCCCAACGGCGTTTACTTCGCATCGAAAACCAGCTTTTACTTTTACAACGGCTCTGTGCAAAAACTGCCTTGTTCGGTGCAAGAGTATGTGTTCAACGATATAGAATTAGACCAGGCGTTCAAATGCCATATGGGGATCAACAGCGAATATGGCGAGATGTGGTTTTTTTATCCGTCGAAGGAGGATGGCACTGGAGAGATATCCAGATATGTCATCTTCAATTATGAAGAGAACAGCTGGAGCGTTGGTAGCCTGGTCCGATACTCTTGGCTCGATGCCGGTATCGAGGATTTGCCCATAGCCGGGGCTCAAACTAGCGGGACCAATTGTGTGTTTGAACATGAAATCGGGTACGACGATAACGGCTCTCCAATGGATGGCGTTTTTGTAGAAAGCGCCGATATCGACATTAGCTCCGGCGAGCAGTTCACCTTCATTAAAAAATTGATCCCCGATATGGATTTCATTCGCCCAGCAGGGGCTACTAATACTCCGGCTATGAATGTAGTTCTGAAGCGCCGAAATTTCCCCAACGACACGCTGGTAACAGATTCAACAAGTCAAATCACACCAGACTTTACCTTTTCTAACGTGCGCACAAGGTCTCGTCAGGTAGTGATCCGCTTCGAGAGTGACGACGACAACACCGCCGACAATCGCCTTGGGTACAAGTGGCGAATCGGAACGACTCGTCTGGATATCCAAGCCAGCGGTAGACGATGAGCAAACTACTCGAAACCAGGTTGCCTGATGCCCGGGGAGAGGCGGTCGACGCACAAACATTCAATCGACTTGTCCGAGTGCTGGAATTGAATTTGGGCCGTGTAGATCTGACTATCAGTCCGCATTTTAACTCGACCGAAATCAGTGAGCTTCAATTTGCAACGGGATCGATCATATTCAATACTACGTTGGGTATACATCAGGGGTTCGATGGGACGCAGCTAAGAGACCTGTACAGCCATCAGACGTACCCAACTGGACAAGCAATGACGAGCGCGGTAGGTGCAGTAACGGTGACGATATCATGAACGAAATGCTCGAGAGAAGGATAACAAATCTTATGGGTAGCCAGGACATGGCGCCGATGGGAATGCAAGCCGGTGGCGAAGTCGACGCTATGCCAAGCGCAGAGCAAGCGGCTGAACAACTGTTGATGGCTCGCCAGACTGCGGAGGATCCCACCGAGAAAGCCCAAGCGGAAAAGATGATCCGCGCTTCTGAGATCGCGAGCGAAAATCCGTTAGCAGAACTAGCAGCCCAAATTGCAGCGGCCGGGCGCGG